ATCGTTTCTGTTTATAAAAAGTGCGTAAGCCATAGTTATTTTTGTTTAAATATTTCGTATTCGTCTTTAAAAAATATTGATGATGCATTTATAATGTTTGTTCCTTCACCCGGTCCATTACCTACATTGTTTGGAGTTTTGGTTGGAGTATTTTCATCTATTGTAGTTTCATCTTTTGAATTATCAGTAATAGCAGGATTTTCCATTGCTTTATTAGTTTCATCTTCAATCTTTTGAACTGAATCGCCACTCTCTGTCGATGCTTTAGATAGAATTACTAATGGAGTTAATTGTTCAAAGAATAATTGTGAGTTATCATATCCACCACAAGTCAATGCGTAATCTAAAGTATTTAAGATTAAATTTTGAAATGGAGAAATTGTCATTGTTTGTAGAATACTAAATGCTGTCATCATCTCATCTGCCGTAGAATTAAAACCATTAGTTTGTGTTCTTACACCAAATAAAAGAGGTGAAGTAACTCTGTGTGCAACTAAGATTCTATCCTGTGCGTAGTTTGCAACATACTCATATTTTTCATGTAAGTTTGCAATATCAATTATATCTAATGTAGGTTTAGAACTTGCATCATCGTTAAATGAAATCATAAAACGACCTGCGTTCTTAGTGCCTGTAAATTTATGTTGAACTAAGTCTTCAATAGTTTGTCTTTCTTCAGGAGCTGGAATACCATTATTAAAGTTTACCATTACTGCCGGCAGAAAACCATTCTCAATATTATTGATATGTAAATTACTTAATTCAGCTTCTACATAACTAAATTGAAGAGCTGAAACCCAATCAGGTAGAGAATAATAATAAAGACCTGGTGAATAGTTTTTAATATAAAGTATTTCACATTTCTCTGTTGATGTTTCAAAAGCGGGAATACATTTTTTATTTCTCACTGCTCTTTGGTCATTCCAATCTGTACAATAATAATAGTTTTCTATTTTAGGATTATTACCAATCTTCTCTGCTCTTAAGTATTGAACAGGTACGTGATATAATTTAATAATCTTTGTATGTGAATCATCCCAATAAACTTGAAATGCAGCATTACCATATAATTTTAAATCAAAACTGACTCTTTTTAATTCCTCTTGCGGCAATATCTTTTGTAATGTAAGATTGAATACCTCATCTTTAGAATATAATCCTTTACCAAATATTAAATCTGCTATACCTTCAATACATGCTGAGTTAGTTGTAGATGTAGTATGAGCTAAGGTTACCATTTGAAAGAAATCATCATGCCCATAGATACCCAATGGCACCCATTGTAGACGAGTTTTAGTATCTTCTAAAATTTGAGGTATATCTTGTGAACCTAAGTTTACAACTGAAAAGTTTTGTTGGAATTTCATATTAAGTAAGTATTACATATTTGTTTTCTGATACATTAGATACAAATTTGCCATCTAAAGGTATTTGGTTTGTATAATTTGCTTTATCAACTGATTGTGATGTAAACACTTGAAGACTACCATGCCATACTGCATCTAAATAACCGGAGCCTGATACATATGGAACTAAACTCATTCTATATTCAGCACCCGATTCAACTGAATCAAAACTTCCTAATTGAAAAGATATTGATACAATTGATTCATAATTATCATAACTCCATTGACCAGGATTAAATAAAAATGAATTATTTACTAATGTGTACATATTTTGTAATTCACATTTTAAATAAGTTGCATTACATTGTATTGGAGATACTCTAAACTGATAATCGTTGTATCTATCGTTGTAATAAGTTAACATTAGCTCGTGTTTATATGTCTTTAACACCACATTTACTCATAATAGTTAAATGACATAGAAATAGCTACCCCATATAGAGAGTAGCTATTTAATATTTTTACAATCGTGCTATATTAAGCTGCACTTCCTGTTACAATTGTTGGAGGATTTCCAACAAAACCAAATGGGTCAGTAGCAGTTGAACCTGAAACGAATTGTGCTGGTAATGGTTCTAAACCTGTCATAGTGATAGAGTAACCGAATAAATCGCCTAATCCTGCACCTGTTTGAATAGTTCCGCCAGTTAAATCTGTTCCTTTAGTTAAACCTGCAACTAATGTTTCACCATTTGTTGTCCACAAAATAGCAACCGGTCTTCCGTATGCCATTAGTTTCAATTGTGTAGTCATCTCATTAGTTAATTTCTTAAGATTAAGAGTTAATGCCTGAGAAAAGAAAGTTGTACCATTATCTCTTGAAGAGTTAACAGTTTCAGTATATGCACTATTGCCTTTTAATTGATAGTAGTAGACTGTAGAATCTTGTGGGAAAGATGTTATCTGTCCGTTTGCATCTATTTCGAATGTAGGATTGTAAGATGATGAAGGATAGTTCATAAAATAAACTCCTTGCAAACCACCTACTGACTCTTTACATACTTCTTGTCTACCTGCTGATAAATTACAACTCATAGTGTTAATGTTTTTGTGTTTGTGAAATTAGTTGGTGGGTTTCTGTTCTACGATACTCCCCACCGACCAATCAATTATTTTTAGTAAGCTCCGTAGTAAACGATATCTTGACCGATTCCGAATACTGTTCCACCTGTGTATCTCATAATAACACGATAGTTTTGTGAACCATCAATGTTAGCCATGTCGATAACTCTAACTTCGTTGAAATCACTTAACAAACCTGTACCGAAGTGTAAGTTTGATTTTTGTGCTGCTACGATAGTTGAATCAATCATACCTGGACACATTACGATTTCAATACCATTGAAGTTGAAAGGCTTATCACCTACGTTCATTTGGTTATTCCAACCATTTGCACCTACTGCACCACCAGCTAAAGCTTGTTGATAAGCTTTACCTACGTTTGTTGGTACATAAAGTAAAAGGTCTTCTTTTCCGTAAACTGTGTTAGGAATAGTTGCTACTACTGAATTTAATTTACTTAATACGTTTGCTGCTGTAATAGAACCAGAGATAATTGGACCACTTCCATCTTCTCTTGCTGATAATACATGTCCTGCTGCACCTGCTGAGATACTTGCACTCAACGCCGGTTGGAATCCACCAAATTGTCCGTTAGTTGCAGTTACACCTTGCCAAATAGAAATTTCAGTTGCTTGAGCTACAACACCACCAACATAAGAGATTAAATAATCGTTGAATGATTTAGGGATTGTGTCAAATGCTGAATAACCTAATTGTAAAGCTTCCCAAGATTGTACGAATTGTTGCTTACATAATTGTAAGTTAACTTGTAATTCTTTTGGAGTTAATACTGCTTCTGATAATGCTACACTACCTGAAGTTACGAAGTCACAAGATGCGTCATTCACGACGTTTGCAACATCAATTCTTTGGATAACTTCTTTGTACTTCACGTTAGGGTGAATAGTTACATATTTGTTGTCCAAAGTCTTTGCACTTAATAACGCTGCTGCGATATAAGAGCCTGCGAATTCACCTGCGTACGTGTTTTGTGTAAACGTAGGTTGTTCGAAATTTTGTCTTTTGTTCATTTTAAAATGATTTTTTTGTTTTTAATATTTTTATCTATACATTTTAGAAAGTACAGTCGATTGGTAATTCGCTGATTTCTTTCCGTAATTATTTTTATTTGCTTCTGCTACTAATGGGTCAATTGGAGCACCATCTAATTTAGGTAACTCTTCATCTTCATCAGGCTCAACTGCACTCATATTTGATACACCCGCTGTTGGTTCTAATGAACTAACTAATGGTGCACCTTCCATTGGAGCTGCACTTTCTAAATGAGTTTTGATTGCTGCTAATGCTTCTTCTACTTTACCCATTCTTTCATGTAATCCTTCTAAAGAAATTATTGGGTCTTTACCATCATCTGTATCACTTCCAATTGTGTTTCTTGGGTCTTCATCAGTTGTATTTGGTAATGATTTTGCTTCTCCTACTTCTGCAGGTGCTGCTTTATCACTTACTTTTGCTGATGCCATTTCCTCTTCACCTTTTTCTTCAGGTGCTCCGGCTGTTTCATCTGCTTCTTCTGCTGGAGTAGAGATTTCTTCAATCTTTCCTTTTGCTACATCTAATACTTGAGTTGTTTCAACACCTTCTGGAGTTGTGAATGTGATTGTGTAAGAACCATCTTCTGCTGGCGTTAATTTGCCATCTGCACCTACTTCAAATACATCATCATTAACATCGAAGTTAGATGATTGTAATATTTTGCCATCTGCTGTTTTAGCTTGAATAGGTGACTCATCTGAAAGAGTCAACATTTTAGCTATTTTGCTTAATACATTTTTTGCGTTCATATGTTTTGATTTATTTAATTCTTTAACACCACTATTGTAAAATGTAGTTATTTTTGATTGAATATATACGATTTTACAGAATTTATTTCTGAATTATCCTTTAAAAGTTTAATTATTTTCGGATTTACTAATTCTGGATGTACCCACCAATCTTCAAATGGTGATTTATCATCAACTGAAATGTTTGTTACTACTAATTCATACCCCATCATTTTTAAATACTTTCTACTTTTATCTCTGATAGTTTTATCCTCATCAATATACCAATCATGCTCATATGTTATTACAGCAAATTTATATTTCTCAAAAGGTATAAGTAATAATGATTCAAATGTATTTCTTGCCGGCTCACAATCTAATTGAAGGTAATCCCATTCAGTTCCTAAATTTTCATTGTCTAATATTTGTAAATAATCTGCTTTAGTTGCATCTCTATTCAAACACTTATTTTTTCTTTTACCATTGAACCATGTAACTAATGAAGGATTTAATTCCAATGATACACCTTGCCAATTAAATTTATCTTCTAATAAATAAGTATTTGAATGTTCGAATGGTTTATTAGCACCAATTTCTAAATATTTTCCATTTTGTTTACCATCTAACGCCATTAATATAAAGATATCCTGAAATGCTTGTGAATAATTCTTATCAATTACATCAATACCATTAAATTTATATCTTAATTTATCTTTATCTTTTTTTGTATAGTATGAAGGTTTAGTATAATCAATAGTTCCCCATACAGCTTTTACATTTCCTTTAACTGATTGTGTATAATCTTCATCCATTGTGACATTCTCTAATAAATGTGTAGATAATTTAATACTTTCATCTATTCTACCCATATGCCAACTAACTACACTTTTTTCGAATAAAAATCCCCATTTGCCGGGGTATTCTACACTCTGCAACTCATCCAACTCAAAATTACTCACTAAAAGTCCAATTTCTGCCATTGTATAACTTTCTTGCCACTCTCTATTTCGTTCATATAACCTACATAATAGAAAATAACCTTCTGCTTTCATTGGTAGAACTGATATAGCGTGTAAATACATTCCTTTAGCATAAGTTTTTCTCCAACCTTGCTTTTCAAAACATAAACCACACTTTAATAAACTTTCGTAAATTAATAAATCATTTTTACTACATTCAGTAACTCTTAAATAAAAAGATAATGCTGCTGCAAACTCTTCTTTATTATAATACCAATTAGCTAATTCAAAAACTACTAAATCATTATATGGTGATTGTATAAAACTATTTAATTCCTTCATAAACAAATTTTAAGAAATAATCTTTGGGAATTTCCAATAAGAATGCTGCATTATCTGAATATGCAAACGTAATAAGTATTTTATTGTTATATTCTGCAATACCACAACAAAATTCAATCATACCTGTCATAAAATCAAACGATGGTGTTCTATGAATTATATTCCATTCTTTATCAAACACAATTACTCTATGTCTATATGTTGCATCTTTATTGTTTTGTGTATTTCTCCAATAATCAGTTTCATGTATAACACACATCCTATGTTCACCAATAGTGATTACCTGTGAACCTCCTCTCATATCTTTTTCAATTGGTAGTATGATATCACTTAAAAATATCTGCTCTGTATCACCGCCTGGATTTGCTTTAACTATCTCTACCGGATTACACCATTTTACATAATGAAAAGGCATATCTAAAATAGGCATCCAATTTTTTTCACAATAACTATCTTTATTAAATGGTGTTGGTATTCTGAATCTACTTACTTCTTTATTATTTTTAATTTTAGATAATTCCATTCTACCAATACCTGTTGTTTCAGTATCTCTACGAACACCTGTAAGGTAAACATCATTATTCCAATTAACCAATCTACAATCTTCTAAACCAACAAATTCCCATAAAGGTTTTGTATCAAAATTAGATGTATCAACTTTTGTAGGATGGATTAATTCACCATCTTTAAAATTAGCTAAGTAATTTGTTGTAGTAAGTGTAATATCATTTTCAGGATTAAGATAACACAAAGGTCCGTATCTACTTTCAAATTTACCCGAAGTATGATATAGGGTGTATTGACAATGTCTAATACTGATTAGTATTTCATTGTTCTTAACTAAAATTGAGGGATTGAATAGTGCAGTTTTATTATCGGTTGGAAATACCAACGGATATATTTTACCACCATTTTCTAAAATTACTTTTGTAAGATTTGTAATATTTGCCATTATACATATTTAACACATCCAAATAAAAAAGTATTAATTTATTGCTATACCTAAATCTGTTTCACTTATACTAACTATTTCACCATTTATATTAGTCACAAATTGTTGAGCTACTACTCTAACTTGCTCAATTGCTTCTTCTAATGTGTCAGTATTAGTATAATATTTTCTACTATGTTGTATTGCTATACCATTTTCAGGTATTACTGGATTATATGTTACTTGTATTATTCTTTGCATTTTTTATGTTTTTATACCGAACAAACTGTTGTACAATTCGTTCCACTACCTACTGTCGTTAATATTAAACCAGGTCCACTTGATGCTGTTGAAGTTAATTTATACACAATACCATCAAAAGATAAATCATTATAATATCTGTTGTAAAATATACCCGTCCCTGCTGGGAATGCTACTAATACATTTGATTGATTAAATGTACATGGGTAACAATAATATTCATCTGCATAATATAAATCATATGAAGGTGAAGTACAATCACCTGAGTCTGTAATACTACATCCATCCGGACAAGTTTGATAATACCAATTAGTACCATCTGAATAATATCCTGCTGCTGCTTGGTTACCACCTACGTCTGTATAAAGTGTTGTATATAATCCTAATGAACCCGAATAATAATAAGTTGTTGATGGTGTTGTTGCACATGCAGTTATTACATCTACACTACTATATCCTAATGTGATTGTATTATAATTACAATTTTGACAATACGAATACCAATCTGATAAACTAATTTGACCTGAGTAAGGAGGTTGTGTTGGTGAAAATATATTAAGTGCTACATATCCACCTTGCCTTGCAGTGTTTAAACTAAAAGGTGATTGAGATGATACACCCAACTCAATTCTGATATCATTCATTGAAATCTGACCACTACTCGGTAATGCCATAATTATTTTATTTTACTATCCAATTCTTTAATTGCTTCAACTATTAATCCTAACATTTTAGAATAATCTAAAGCTAAGAAACCATCTTCTCTTTTAATTACAACTTCAGGAAGTACTTCATCAACTTCTTGTGCTATCAAACCTGTTGCTGGAAGTGTTTTAGTTACTTCATCTGTATTATCATCATTCCAATCCCATTTAACACCATTAAGTTTTTTAACTTTCTCTAATGCATCTATAATTAAATGAATATTATTCTTTTGTCTTTTATCAGAAGTATAATATGCTGTAATGTTACCCGTTGCAGTAATACTACCACCAACTGCTAATGTAGAACCATTGTATGTTAAGTTACTATCTGCCGCTACTGCTGTTGTAGATTGTGCAACTAATATTCTTGTGTTTGCTCCATTACTTAAACTAATACCACTACCCGTTGTTCCTTGCGGACCTGTTGAACCCGTTGCACCTTGTATACTACTACCATTACTTCCTGCAGTTCCTTGATTTCCCGGGTCACCTTTTGCTCCCGTTGTTCCTTGTGTTCCCGTACCATTTGTACCTGCCGTACCTTGCGTACCATTTGTGCCGGCAGTTCCTTGCGAACCCGTATCACCTTTTAGACCTTGCAAACCTGCAATACCTTGTGTTCCAGTTCCGTTTGTTCCTGCTGTACCTTGTCCACCCGTTGCGCCAGTTGCACCCTGTGTTCCATTTGTGCCGGCAGTACCTTGATTACCATTCGTACCATTCGTTCCCGCCGCGCCTTGCAGACCTGTTGTACCTTGCACTCCCGGTCCACCCGTTGCACCTGTTCCACCTTGCACACCTTGTGGTCCGGTAGCCCCTTGTGTACCTGTTCCG